GTTCATAGCAACATCATTAAGCTTCTTATCAATCGCCTTACGAGCGGCGTTAGCCCTCATCTGCTCAAGAGGCTTGTTAGCACGAGCAGCACGAGCGATTTCGTCTTTGTTGTACTTGTAGGAAGCCTGAATAGGATATACCTTTACAGTAACTTCACTACCGAACACATCGACCGAGGGGAAATCGGTAGCGTAGTCGCCACCACCCATCTTAGCAACTCCAACACGACCAAAGACACGGTGAGTAATCTGGGTATCCAGAGGATCACCTTCCATAGAGATCGGAAGCAGTGCAAGCATCTTAAAGTTGTCATCATACTTTACATCGTAAGACTTGGCACGAATGGTCTCAAGCTCACGATTGAAGAAGATAGACTCATTAGCATCAAGGTGCATATATTCACTCATTTATGCTATCCTCCTTATTTCATTCCACGCACTTCAAGGAGTGCGAGACCGGACGAGACGTTCGAGCGGAAGAATCCACCGATGTCATAGTTATTAGTAGCAACGTCAGTAAACTTACCAAGAGTACCAGCACCACCGAGACCAGACACATAGGCAGGGTCTTTATCAGCAACAGTGGACTCAGCAGGAACCCAAACACGACCATCACGAAGAATCGAGACGGACATACCATTTTTCCAGCAGGCGGTTCCAGCACCGAAGTCCTTACCACCATTCTGTACGAACGCAGCAACTCCGAGGAACTTTCCATTAGTACCGTGCACAACAGCAACGTTAGCCTGAGTAGCACCAAGAGTAACAGCACCAGTTACGGTGAGGTCGAGACCAGCGGGAGCAGAAATCACAATAACACGGTTGGAAGAACCGGCAGCAGCAGAAATTCCAAGACCAGCAAGGGTCGTGTCAGCATTGATGGCAGCAATAAGAGCGGTCATCGTAGTGGCGTGATCCGTATCAAAAGTTTCTGCAACAGCAGTACCGTTAATAGTGACGGTATACACATTCGAGGTTACGAGGTCAGCACTAAGCGTGGCCGTAGCCTTATCCTTGTGGGGGGCGTAGCATTTATTCTCCGACCCAACAAACCCGAATACCGGGGAACCAAAGTCGATGTCTTCTTTTGCAATGGCAGATTCAAAGTCGTTGTGAAACCCTTCAACCATACCCGCAATAGCGACATCAGGAGCACCGTAAGCACCCATTATATATGCCTCCTATTACTCACGACCCTGCTTCTTGAGGCGTTCAATCATCTTCTGATACGCACTCTGAGCCGAATCTGCATTATCATTTTTAACGGCGGGAGCATTTGCACCCATCACGCTAACCTGAGCTACTTTTTCTTTCTCTCCAGCAAGGTCTTCACGAGCACAATCTACACGAGCAGAAACGTACACTTCATCCTTACCATCGAGATTCGTCTTGGGATATACAGCCATAACAATAGCTTTCTTAATCTCAAGATCGGACATATCCGCCTTTACTTCAGCTTTGGCTTCATTAGCAAGAGCAATAAGAGCAATTCGAGCCTCTACCCTCTTGTTAATTTCGGCTTCATCGAGCTTGGCTTTTTCCAAGTCAGCAACCTTCGCTTCGAGAGCGTCAGCACGTTCCTTCGCAGAATCACGTTCAGCCTCAAGCGTAGAAATAGATTTCTGCTTGGCGGCAAGTTCATCAACGAGGGAGTCGGCTCTGGCTTTCTCGCTTTTGTAAGCGGAGATCACAGCTTCTTCTGCCTGATAATCGACAGAATCGAGCTGAATGGTCTTCATATTTTCAGCCATCCTATCCTCCTTCTTAGTATCTTTATTTTCAACCGCTACTGCGGCTTTTTCAAAAGTTGTAACAAGAACACCTTCACCAGAATCTAATTTTATTCTAGCTGCTTCCCCAGCGCGGGCGCTGTCAACCACAGCAACGTGATTATATCGAATGTTCTTTTGTCTCTTGGTATAAGGCATTCCCAGCCACACACCACTCTCATCTACAATGTCAGCGGTATAGCCACAGGACAACTCTCTCTTTCCCTTTATGATGTCTCCTATAGCATTAGAATCTTGGATAATCATATCTATAGTGAGATGAATATTGTCTCCATTAAAAGGATTATCCCCAAGATTGCCTACCTGAAAAAGCTTTACATTATCTGCTGTAATGGCTTCTTTAGGGTGGTCATTAGTAACGGGCTTCATACGGAGAGAATCCATAGATTCCTGTTCAAACACATCATCAGGATGACGCAGTTCATATTCTATAGAACCATCAGCAAGACGATACGGAAATACTCCAATATTTGTCACACACGCCCTACCCTTAATAAATCCCTCAGGAGTTTGTGTGAAAGATTCTGTCATCCATGTTGGTGCGTCTACTCTATCGTACCGTATCATTATTTGCTTCCACCCTTCTTAGGTTTCTTTTCTTTCTTTTTTCCTGAACAAGCCATTTCTGAGCCTCCTATTCAGTATGTATACAAAATCATACACTACTGTATACTTTTGTCAACACCCCTGATTTCAGCCCTGCTTAAACTCAGATTTCTTGAATATCTCTGTCTTCTCTATACGTTCAAGACGCTCTGTTTTAATTCCTACGAACGATCCTGCTTCTGACATTGATATGGTGACCGAACCGTACCGAACACTTTCAATAGCTTCCTTAATCTTTTCGAGTAGTTCGGGAGTACATTTCATCAGACCCCTCCTTCTATTTCTTTGTCTATACTTGATAGGTAGTAATTCCAACTCGGATATCCACTGCATCTGCAAAGAATTTCCATGCCCGGATGTGTTTGTACCCATGATGCTGGTCTTGTCTTCCAAGTCTTACCCAAGTCATCAGAGTACACAGAAGGATTATTCCAAGAACACAGCATATTATCTATATAAAAATGTTGGGGGATTGCCTTTGGATATTTTCCTGTAGGATCTCCACGTACTTTCTCATCACCCATCGTATGCCAGTAGTAGGTTTCCATACCGATAGATGTCTGTTGTTCTTTTGCGATAATACCATTAAGCTTACCTATCTGGTCTCTAGCTAATCGTCTGGCATTGAATCCCGTCATGTTACTAGACAATCCCTCTATCTGTTCCAGAAGGTCACTATATGTAGCACCCGATTGCACACCAGAAATCACAATACTGTTTAGCTTTGTGATATAATCTGTTCCCATAGTTTTGATGAGCCTGTAGTTTTCCTTTTCCCAGAAAAGCTCGGCATCTCTCCACCACGAATAATCCATAGGTATAGTGTTTCCACCAGTAAGGACTTTTACTTCCTGTTGCATGAAGGCACTATGTTTACCAAATACTTTCTCAGCTATCTCTGTAAACATCTGTCCCATGTTATATGCAACAACATAGGTGTATCCGTAATACAGCTCTAATTCTTTTTCTAACTGTTGCCAGATAGACTCCCAATCTGTTTCCATAGAGTCGTTTCTGGCATAGGTAAGAATATAGGGCTTTACTATTTCCAATGCTCTCAAAATAAAACCATTGTGTAATTTTATAATTTCTCTCTGGTACTGCTTCTCTATGTTGAAAGGATAATTGATACCACGTGGCTTACGTGTTCGAGTTCTTTTCCTCTGAGCACGAGTCATCTGTGATCTAAAGTATTTTACTCTATTCCAAAAACTATTCTGTACCAGCATCAGGCTCTTCCTTTACAGGAGGAGGATTTGTTTCCTCTGGTTCAGGTTCTTCATACTCATCTTCCCATCCATGCTCTTTAGCCACTTCATAACCATCTCGAATTCCGAGGTCAATGTAGGTTTGTTCTGTACTAGCAATAATCTGAGCTGTCTGTGCTTCAGTCTTTGCAAGTTCAGCTTTCTCAGTTTCGTTAAGCTGATACAGAGAATTGAATTCAAAGTCTACATCGGGGTCAAGTTTATTCTTGAGAGCTAGAATCTTAAACAGGTATCTCATAGGAGGTGCAAGTTTAGTTCTCTGGTACACTTCTACAGAATCATAGTAATTTTTAATATCATACTCACCAGAAGAGAATCCTGAGGGTGACTTACCAAAGAGACGTACCATAGGAATATTTGCTACACCACAAAGCTGGAGCATATATACGCCGATAAGTTGGTCTAGTGAGGAGAGTGAAGTGAAATCTTTTTGATAAAATTCTTCGGTATCGAGTATACGAGCGTTAAGTGTGGATGTTCCTGCCTGTATGGCTCTCATGCGCTTCATAAGAAGGTCTTCATTACCAGCAGCAAGGAGTTGCCCTAAGTTCTTGAGCTTATATGTTCCTGAGTTAAACTCATAGAGGATATTGGAAATGTTTTGAAGGATAGAACCGTGAGCAGAGAGTGTGCTGTAAATGGATTGGAGTTTAGGAATACCCCAGTATTTAGTTTCCTGTGTAACACCAGAGTAGATTTGACTAGGAACTGCGTCAGATTTGAATTCCAATACACGAGAGGCATGAATCATCTGCTCTATGTACTGATTATTTATTACCTGTCGTACTTTATACCGAATAACCTTACCAAAAGTAGGGCTAGACATATCCATATCGAATTCAGAAGAGGTAATATCTATACAGGTAGAATCAATAACACGGAGATATGCAACATCACGGATAGCTTTCTCATTTACAGGTTGGTCTATAGTTCTGCCGTCAAGGATACCCATAAGAACAATAGAGCCACCATAGAGGTGGGCATACACACCAGCTTCGGTTACAGCATACTCAGAATTGAGTCGAGC